CGCTCAGATCTGGGGATGGTGATCCCGTCAGGAGCGTGGATGTCGATGTCGAAAGCTGCGTCTGTGGCAAGAGCCCAGAGAGCTTCGATGGTTGCTCTCATGGAGAGCAGAGGTACTTCGACAGCAGGTAGTGACGCAATGGTCAGCGGGATCCCGTTGGCGTCCAGCCTACCGTTGAGGTGAAGGGCTGTCCCAGACGTCAGGAAGACTCCTAGGTCAGCGTCCGTGAAGTAGCGGTACTGGAGACCAGCGATCAGGATAACAGCGTTAGAAGCGGGAGCAGTGTCGAATGTGATCTCTCCAGCGTTCTCGTCTACAGAGAACCCAGTGGTGAGGGTGACGTTCGCAACCTTGACGACCAATGACGCTGCACTGATGGGTCTAGCGTCGAGGTAGTAGGTCTTGGTAGACCCATCCCCTAGAGCTGAGAACGCAAAGGACCTAGGCGGGTCACCTAGGTCGAGGCGGATTCTAGATAGGAGTTCAGACGTAGTTGCCATTACGTCCATTATCTGCTACTGCCAGCAGAGAGTCTGCCTTAAAGCGGAGGAGGCCCCGAAGGGCCTCTCTCATCTGTTCTCTTCGGCTTGTTGCGACACCAGCTCAGCCCACTCCTGGAGTGGTCGTGTCTGCTGGAGGAAAGCGTCCTTGTAGTGTTCCGTCACGATCTTATCGAACTCGTCGTTATGATCGGGGGTTCCAATGAGTGTTAGTGCCATACATATCCTTGCTCGTCCAACCAGTCGTATACCTCAGAAGTGACCCTGTACTTCTGACCCATCTTGAAGGTGTAGTGATTACCCACGCCCAATGTCATGTCGTCAATGTCAGTGTTCACTCTCATCTCTCTGAACTTCACTTCGGGCTCTACCACAACAATGTCATCCTCGTCAGACGGTGCGACGTTGGGAGCAACAGTTGTTGGGGCCTGGCCCGTAGCTGTCATGTCGATGACTTCATCGGACACCTCTGCAACTGCTGCAGCGATTGTAGCCATTCTCTGCTGAGCCTCAGCAACCTCTGCTGCGTGCTCTGCCTCAAGCTTCGCCTTCTGACGCCCCGTGAAATCGGTAGGGGCTGGTGCCTTTGCCATATGTTCCTCCTGTGTAAGGTCAGGGACCTATCGTAACACAACCTTGGTGAGGTAGTCAACGGCAGCCCTTGCCGATTCAGCCGAATCCTCTAGCAATCCGATAGCTGAGTTGCATTTTCCACAAAGTAGACCACGTACACACTTCCCGCAAGACCTTTCTCCAGGGCAGCACATGTGATCGTGGTCAATGTGGGGGGCTTTGACCTCGTTGTTAAAGACACGCTTACATATGGCGCACTTTCCTTCTTGAAGGAAGAGCATAGCATCGTACTCCTCAATAGAAATCCCGTACCTTTTCTTGTTCTGGATGCGTAGGTTGATTCTATTGCATTCCCTACAGACCCTACTACCTGCCTTGGTTAGAGATGTGTTCTCTAGAGTGTACTCGTGTCCTTTAGGACAGTGAGTTTTCAAGGCGTTCGTTACTCCAATGCCGTTTGGGTACTTTTTCCCGTTCACAACAGTTGGGCCGTGAGGAGACTTTCGGTAGGCTTTGGTCTTAGTTTTTCTGCAAACTTTGCAAGAGCGTACTCCGTTGTACACGTACGTGTTCTCTTCGGTGTACTCGTGCCCCTGTGGGCAGTGAGTCTTGAGCTTCCTGGGTACAGGGGTTTTGTACTTGCTGTAAGGCTTTGATGGGTCTTGTTTTGGTCCAGGCTTAGCACGAGGCACTTGTTCAAGGGAACCGTGCCTCTGTAAGTATCTGTAATGAGATTGGCACATTCCCTTGCTGTGGACATCCTTGCCACAGCCTTCAACAGAGCAAAACACAAAAACCTCCTGGGTTCGTAGTCACCACGTAAATGGTACACAAACCCAGGAGGTTTAGCAACCTCAGATTAGTTCTTTTTGGACTCTAATTGGTCTCTGCGATTACTACGCTGTTGTCGGTGATCAGACCGAGACCCCAGATCGAGTACCAAGCGAGGGCGTGCTCACGTCCGAAGTCGAGGATACCACCGTCACGAAGCTCCACAGGGAGAGCAATAGCGTGACCGAAGGCGTTGTCTCCGATGAAGACTGCTGAGTAGCGGTCAGCGGCTCCGTTACCAACACCGTTGGTGTCAGCGGTGTACCCGGCTCCAGCTCCACCAGTTACCTTCTTGACCTGAGTGGTCTCGATGAATACGGTGTCGTACAGACGTCCGATCTCTCCGAGCATGAAGTTACCAGGAGCGGCGTACTTCGTTACCTCGATGAACTCGGGGTTGTCACGCAGACGACGTGACTGGGCTGGGTGGACAAAGGCCACGTAGGTCTCACCGAGGCGAGGGGTGTTCTTGACAGCGAGGGTCTGAACAGCGTCCTTGACGGTGTTCACTGACAGGTAGTAGGTTCCTGTCATAGAAGCACGAGAGGTCCCAACAGTACCAGCATCGTAAGGTGAGATCGGTGTACGAGCACCAGTAGGTGCTGTGTAACCGTAGATCTTGCTGGTAGCGGTCAAGAGGGTGTCACGAGCCTGTCCGTCGAGGAACAGAGCCATGTTACGACCCAAGAGACGTGAAGCAGAAGCCATCACGTCGTCGAATGATGCGTTCAGAAGAAGCTCAGACACGGCGATAGCGTAACCGTTCTCAGCGACTGTGATGCTGAACTGAGTAGCGGTCAGAGCGTTGGTGTCCATACGAACACCTTCAACGAGAGTTGAAGCTGCTCCGAGGTTGTTGTAACGCATGAAGTTGATGGTCAGACCAGGGGCAACGCCGAGTTCTGTCTTCTTCACAGCGAACTGCTCGAACCTCAGGATCGGCATTGCCTGGAACAGGATCTCCTTAGACCAGATGGTCTGGATCGCCTGAGTCAGGTTGCTGTTTGCGCCAGAGTACGCTGTAGGTGACCCAGAGAGGCTACCTGTTCCTGTAATAGCTGATGCCATGTACTTTTCCCTTCAAGGATGGTTTGTGGTTTGGTTGGGTTACCCGAACAGACCCTTGTTTCGCCCTTGTCCATTTGACGACAGCAGCTTATTTCTGTGCTTAGCGTACTCACCAATTGACATCTTAGAGATGTCCTCTGGGGAGAATGTGCGGTTCTCCGAATTGTTTTCCATTGGTCCGGTTCCTGGCATGGTCACCCTAGTGCCAGGTGCTTCTTTGCGTACCTGCTGCTGAGCAGCCTGTACACTTTCAAGAATACGTTGGGTCCTTGCTACAAGACTGGCGATACTCTGATCAATTTCTTCACGAGTATTTCCTTCTGCAAGGTCCAACAGTTCAGGCATGATGTTGTCCTGGTTCGCAGCCATCTGCTCACGGCGGTACTCCATCAACTCCTGATACTCTCGCTCACGCTGAAGCAGCGTAGTGGCAGCTTCACGCTCTTCACGTTCACGAACTAGTTCTGCTCTGAGTTCAGCGTCCCTCTTCTCAAGGAGTTCCTTGAATGAAAGCTCTGACTCTTCCTTCTCCTTGGCCAATCGCTCTGCTTCAGCCCTAGCTGCGGCTGCTGCATCTTCCCTTGCCTTCTTCTCGTCCAGAAGTTCCTTGAGCTGTGTTGACTGCTCTTCGATCTTCGTGTAGAGCTTGGACTTCTCCTGGTCCCTCGCTGTTGCAAGAGCTGCGTGGAGCTGCTCTTCAGTGAAGAACTTCTGCTCAGGAGCTGCAGGAGCTACCTGTGCTGTTGTCGGAGCTGGCTTTGGGTCTACACCTACAAGCACACCCCCCGGAACATCCGAGAGAAACGCCTGCGGGTCAGCGATTGTATCTGGCATTGCTGTTTTCCTTTGATTGATGGGGTCGTTCTACGAAATCAGTTCCACGTATGACCATACGATGTGTTCATATTCATGGTGCTTGACACACCACTTATTTGTCTCCCTAAACTCTACTTATCTAGGGGCTCTTCATCTGGCACTCTTCTCTGAGCGAGCTTCGTGCCATAAGCTTGGGTCACGAGGAAGTTCTCCATGCCGAAGACCTCATCCATGTTGATCCCAACATTCGGGTCAATAGGTGCTGTGGCAGGTCCTGTTGGAGACTCACCTTCCGCTCCTGGATCCATTACCGGCATAGCTGGTCCACCATTTACACCAGGAACCATGCCTGTGATGTTCATGATTGCCGAGTCGATCTGGGTCATGACAAGCTTCAAGATGCCGTCGTTCTTGGCGTCGGCAAGCTGCTCTTCACGGATCTCGGCCAGCTTCTGCTCTGGGAACTCCTCACCAAGAACACGAAGAGCGCCCTCCTTGCTCTCAAGACCCATGGCCATAAGAGCCTGGATCTCGTTCAGAGCGATCAGACGATCGAGAGGAAGGGGTGACTCGAAGTGGGCGTAGCTCTGGTACGTAAGAGGATCCGCTGGATCAAGCTTGTCGTACTGTCCTGGCTTCAATGGGATGTCGGTGTCGGGGTTCCAGACGAACAGCTCTGGCTCCTTGAGAACAAGCTGGCGTAGAACCAGGTCGTTGATTCTCTCCAGAGCTTCCTTGTACTGCGTGATTTTCTGGGAGTACTTGTTCATCAATGGCTGGAACTGGATGCTGAGAGCAACACCAGAGGTATTGGAGATAGGCTGTGCCTGCCCCAGAGCTGTCTCCGGGATACCAACCATCTCGTGCATGGAGATCTTCAAGTTCTCCAGGAATGCCATGGCCCCAGGGATGTCACCAGTACCCTGCAGGTTGAAGACGTTAGCGTCCTTTGGCAGACCGCCCCAGACCTTCTTTGGACCCTTCTCCAGGTTCGCTGCCTTAGCTCCGACAATGACTGTCACAGGAGCTGCGTGGTAGTTGATGATGTCTGAGATGTCCGTAGATGTCTCGTTGTACTGACGGTTCAATGGAATGATGTCAGCGCAATCTGGCAAGCCCCATGGGCTTCCAGAGACCCTTACGTTAGGGGTGTGGATGACAGGAATGACACCGAGAGGGTTCGGACGAGAGTCAATCAGCTCATCGTTCACGTACTCTTCGATCTGATCATCTGTGAGGATCTCGGTGTATGTGTACACCTGCCTCGTACCCTCAAGTGAGGTACCCCAGAAACGGTACTTCAACTTGAAGCGGATCAGTCTGCTTCTGTCATGAGGGTGGAACTCTGGGAAGCAGAAGCTGCTATTGAGCGGAAGGATGCGGATCCTTCCTGGATGAGGGAATCCTGCTGCGTCAACGTACCCGTCTTCATACGCTACCTTGACGAAGCAGTCTCCCGACACTCCACCTTGCTGTCCCATCTCCCAGAGAACGGACTGCTTGTTGTTGTCTACTTCCCACACCCTCTTGAGGATGTCGGGGACAATAGCTTCTGTAGCCTTAGGGGACTTGAACTGAACGCCCTTCCCAAAACAGAAGTTGGTCATGTAGTCTGTGAAGGCTTTGAAGTAGTTGTACGTGAGCTGACTCTCACCGATCTCACGCCTGTAGGACCAGTGGTGTCCGAGGTACATAGCCCAGTTGAGGGAGTACCTGTTTAGACGTGGCCCATGAACCTCAAACTCTTCGTCAGCCAACTCGACAAGTCCGAGAGGGCTGATGGAGATAGTGAGGTCAGAGCCAGCGGCTCTATAGCTGGGAGGTGAGAAATCAATGGCTGCCATTTGCTACTTCTTGTCCTTCGATTTGGGGTCTACCTTCTTTTCACTGTCAGTGAACTGACCGCCGTGCTTGGTGTACTCCTGGTGTACCCAGTGGCTAGCTGCCGGTGATGGGTACACACGGAACCTCTGCTTCGCCTGCTGTACTAGCATCCTCCACAGTTTTGGGTTTGAAGGAACGTGAGCCATGTCATAGCTTTCCGGCGAGGATCTTTGCTGTTAGTGCCCTGGCATCTGCAACGGAACCAAGGAACTCGAAGTGCATGGCGTCTTTGCGCCCTGAATAGTCGTACCCCCAACGCAGCTTGTACTTGCGGCAGAGGGCTCTAGTAGCATCTACAGGGAAGGATGTCTTGTTGACACCCATCGGGTTGGAGGTTGCATTGAGGTCAATAGCGAGTCCCCACGAGTGGTAAGACTTGCTTGTTGCACCCCTGATGTTCCTGTTTGCGTACCCCCAGTCATCGAGGATCTTTCCTTCGATGACCACACCAAGAGCTACCAGATCAGCGATGAAGTGTGAGAAGATCACGGTCATTTCTTTGTTGACACGGATCTTCTCTTTCTTGAGAGGCATCGAGACAATGTTGGCTTGCTCGAAGCCAACACTGTCTGGGTTACCCCACCCCAGCTTTACCTGGTTAGCGATGGCAGGCATCAGTCATTCACACTCGCAGGGTTCTGGCGTGTGTAGTGTCCTCCGCTACGGAAGACCTCTTCGAACTGAATTGCGCCATAGTCCTGGAATGCACCCTGAGCGAACTCTCCGAGGAACACAGGAGCCTCAACCCAAGCAGCGCTACCAACGTGGGCACGCTCCTTCATGGTCTGCTCAGCAGGCTTCTCAAAGACGTTCTGGTTGTGGTTGGTACGTCCCGGAGCTGAGTTCAGTCCCTGGCTTACACCAAACGAGAACTCATTGGGAACGTCAGTGTCAGTAGCGATGCCCTCCTCGAAACGGAGCGGTCCCTCACGCCCTGGGCGTGAATCAGCAAAGGAGCGCTCATAAACGTTGCCCGGATCTTCCGGGAACTGAGGAGCGGGAGCGATTGTCTGTGCCATTGAGTGTCTCCTTCGAGTGGCTTCAGAAATAGTGTCTCTCTATTCTGACGGGTTTTCACCCTAAAATACGGTCTATCTACGATAGAACTGGTCAGCGCTGGTGACCTCGATCGTTGGCATGACCAGCTCTTGGGTAAGAGCACAAGCGATTGATAGGCTGTCGACGTAGTCATCGTGGGCGTGTGGCTCATCTGGAGCTTCGACAATGAGGTTTGGACCCTTGTAGGTCTTCTCAGCGTCAATCATTTGCTGATAGAACCTCTTCCAGGACCTAAGCCTTCTGGTCTTGGCGTGGGCTGGCCATCCGAGCATCCTTCTCTGCATAAGAGCCTGGAGGTGCAGCCATCTCTTTGTCTGTTCAGAGGTAGATGAAGAGATGGCAACGAACTCAGCCCTCGGGATCATGAGCCTGAGCCTTTGCATGACAGCGTCACCGACACCATTTGTATCGACACCAACGACGGCTACGTCATAGTTCGACAGGAAGTCAACTATCTGGAAGTACTGTTCCTCCCAGTCATCGCCCTGTAGCTCAAGCCAATTGAGGACTCGATGATCGAAATACCCAGCCTCATCTGGTCTATCCCAGTCAACCCATACAACTGTAACGACAGTGCTGTCAGTCTTACGTGCGGGGTCAATACCAACGATGACAGGGCTCTTGAACCAGTTACGTACCACCTCTTGTGAGGTGTCCCCCAGTTCGTCCATGAGCTGGGAGGTGACGAACATTCCTCGCTCAAGTAGCCAGCGACAGCAGTAAGACATCTGGAACTCGTCAGAGTCTTCACCAATACGGAGCATCTCTTTCTTGATGAACTTCTCATAGTTCTTGTTGAACTTGGCCACGATTTTCCAGTCCCACTCGAAGTGGTTCTGTCTGGCACGAGTAGCTGTCTGACGTCTCTTGTTCCTGGAGATCGCCTGGAAGAAGTTGTTTTTGGTGGTAGTAGGGGTACCAGTCTTCACCATGGTTCCGTTGTAGTACGCAAGCATGGGAGAGATAGACTTGGCAACGACGAAATCGTCTGCCTCTTGACACTCGTCAATGATGATGAGGTGGAAGGACTTAGACTCGATCTTGGCTCGTGGGTTAGCGGTCATCATCATGATGAACGACCCGCTCTTCTTGAGCTTCAAGGTACGGACGACACCACCAGGCTTGGTAGGTTCATCGTCAATCTCCGGGTCCTTAAGGATCTCCCTGGCGTGCTCAGATGTGAGGAAGTTGATAGTCCTACCAAAAAGGGTTTCGACCTGGCCTTCAACAGGAGCAAAGACGCCAATCATGACGCCGTCCTTGAACTTCCCGAGCAGATCTGGGAACACCCCCGCTAGTTGTGGGAGGATCACCATGAGCGTTGCAATGGTGCTTGCAATGATCTCTGTCTTACCGCTCTGACGTGCAGCAAGGGCAGTGATCTCTTCACCGTCATTGATGAGGACTGACTCTATGACCCTTCTGGCCAAGGGCTGTTGGTATTCATGAAGGGGATGCCCAATGAACACCTCCATGAACAGCATGATCTTGTCGATCAGGTTGTGGACGAACTCCTTAGAGAACTCGTCTACTTCCTCGATGACCTCTTCTTCAATCAGCTCTTCCATAGTTCTTTGCGCTTCTTCGTCTCAGCTATGATGCACTGGACTGCTGTAGCAGCCTCCTGGGCCTCTTCAAGGAGCCCGTGCGTGTAGCATCTTCCTACGTCGGACATTGCCATCTCGAAATAGTTGACCATCTGTCCGTCTGAGATCATCGAGATTCTCTTCTCGATTTTGGACGGGGGGGTGGGACGCTTCTTTCTGAACTTCACCAGTCTCGTACCTTTTCTGTGTCTATGTCCATTGCTCGTGCTCCGATTGCCCTCTGAAGAGCCATGCTTTCAGAGAGTGTCGTGTCACTCCATTTTCCCACACAGAAGGTGAACTTTGTTCCTGGCAAGCGGAGAACGAGGGTGTCCCCAGTTCTATACGGTTCGTCGATCTCCTGGGTCCACGTACGTTCCTTCACAGGTCCTGACGAGAACAGGATATGAACGTACCTATTGCCGAAGCTCTTGAAGAAGTTCATGATCTCTTGGCCCTTGCCCTTCCAGTACCGCCCAGGTTTCCCTTTCCGTATTGCTTTGATCTCTTCAACGCTCTCCTTTGTCCTGCTAGTGTCTGCCCCTTCTGGATACCTCCAGAGTGGACCTGTACAGCTCTTGCTCTGATGGCCAGGATCTCTCGCTCCTGTGCGTCAATGGCTCCAACATCTGCGGGGATTCCGACACCACCTTCACGGTTACCGTCCTGGAATCCGTGAGCGATCAGGAACCTTCCCTTGCTGTATGAACTCTTGAAGTTCGCCCACTCAAGTGCAGATACAGACGGGTAGTTCCACCATGTTCCATCTCGGAAGATGACAGTCATGATGTTGGACTTAGCGTTGTATCCTGCTGCAACAGTCCTGGGGCGGGACGGGTTGATGGTAGAGGTGGGAACCTGCGTGATGGCTGCAGGGATCGATGGGTCGACGTCTACCGGATCCTCATCGTCGTAAATGGAGATGGAGTCGAAGTCAGCTTTTGAAGCTGAGACGACCATTCCACCAGAGGTAACTGACGGAAGGTCAGCGGTGATGGCGTCACCATAAGGTGTGTCACCGCTCTGGATTGATTCCTGGAAACGACTACCAGGCTGCCTACCAGACAGCCTGCCACCAAAGGACTTGTCCTTGCCAAAGTCAGCAAGGTCTAGGACGTAATAGGGGTCGTCTCTATCTCTGTAATCAGGCACACTCGTGATCCTCTGTGTGGTTTGCGGGAACTCTTGCCCCGCAAAGGGAACAGATCAAGGTCACAACTTCAGTCCATGAGTTCTGGACAGTGGCCCCTGGGGGTAGTTCGACTTCCCCAGGGTCCAGCACCTTGTTCATCTCATAGATCTCCTGGGGGAACGGACCCTTCGCTCGGTACGCTGACTTCGGGATCGGGTGTCCCTGCCTTGCTGGAATTCTTACGACGTTCATTCTTCGTGTCCTCTACTGGTAGCGGGAGCTTTCCATGAGCAGCGGCATCTACCAAGCTCTTTGGCAAGCAAAGGGAACAATATGCAACAGGGTTGACGGAGGGGTTAGCGTCGAGGAACTCAGCCTCGTTCTCGCAGTTAGCACATCTCATTTCTTCTTCACCTCGTACTGCGGAGCCTTGGCGCTACCAAGCAGCCAACCAAAGGCAGGATCGACATGGGTCTCTAGCCACCTGACTGCTGTGTAGTAGGAGACAGTGACAAGAAGTGTGATGGGGGCATCCAACCCACTTACAGGAATACCAGCCTTGACAGCAAGAGATGTGAGCCATCCAACGATCAGAACGGTAAGAGTTCTGATCACAGAGGTGCTGATAGACGGAGCTACTTCTTCAGGTGTAGATGTCATCAGAGGATCTCCTGGTTCAAACGATTGGTTAGTACTTCAATGGTAGCCTTGAGGGCTGCCCTTTCCTCTTTCAATCGCATGTTTTCGAGCATAGCCTCTTCGTACTTCTGCTCTTTGAGGGCTTCCTTTTCCTCAGAATCATGCCAACGCTCTTGGTACTGCTCGGCTAGCTTCTCCTGCGCAGACTGATCCTTGAGAAAGTACTTGAAGAAGAGCCCGGTAAGGATGACAACAATGAGGGCTGCTCCTGATCTTTCATATTCAATTGCAGCCAACAGCATTCTTCATCCCCTAGCCTTGTGCAGCCATCCTTTGACGATCCACTTCCACACCAAGACAGACGCCAGACCGATGTAGGTCCAGCCCGCCACTGTCAAGATCACTCGTCCAGAGATCAGTGGGTATCTGTCCTGCGTCAAGGCATCCAGCACACGAATGGTCGAGGCCATTACGACAGTTGCGCCGCTGATCGGGTACAGTTTGGGGCTTCTCGTCAGAGCCATACCAATCGTAGAGATACCAGCTATAGCTAGGATCGGTTTTACCAAGTTGGTAAATGGCCCCCACCCCAATGCACCTGTATGGACAACAAGAGCCATGATCACAAGGCAGACGCCGAGGGCGACAAGGCTCGCCTTCAGAAACTTGGTGGAATCATTCATAGCCTGCCCTCGTTCATAAGAAACCATTCTGTCATAAATGGTTTACGGAAGTCTCTCTTAGTAGTGGAGAATCACGAGTCCGTCACCAATTTGACCCCCAACCTGCGAGTACTCTGATGAAAGATTCCTACCACCATTACCACCGTCAGAGGTTGGTGTTGACTCGATGTACCCCATGCCTGGTCCGGTCTCAATGAAGTTGTATGTGATGTAGGTATGCACCCCATTTCCTCCACCACCCAGACCTCCTTCAGCAGCAGCGCTAGCTACTCCTGGTGATCCGTGTCCAGCTTCAACATAGATCTCATACCCAGCACCTCCACCTCCCCCTGAAATGGCCAGTGGAGTGCTTCCTCTATAGATCCCAGAAGCTCCACCACCAACTCCTCCAGGACCGTTGGCGTGCCCGTATGGACCGACAGTGGAGTAGAGAGGAGACGCACCTCCATACCCGTGCTCACCACCATAAGGGGCAGCATTGTTGTACCCGGTCCTGCCACCAACCTTGACCGTGATGGTTTCTCCAGGGGTGACTGGAACGGTGCAGGATACGTAGCCTCCCTCAGCTCCGAGGTAGGTGCCGTAAGTACCTACCTGAGAGCCTCCCTGAGAGCCCCAGGACCTCACCTGGATCGAAGTGACACCAGGTGGCACCACAAAGGTCTCAGGCGCTCCTGTGAAGACGTAGTAGTGATCTGAGGGCACGTATGGAGCTGTGCTCGAAGACAGACGTGCAAGGGTGTCGTTGGCTCCGTTTGTACCCTTTGCCTTAAGCAAAAAGTAGTACGTGGTGGCATACTGCCCGCCTGTGTAGGTGTAGCTACCAGAAGCAGCTCCTGTGTAAAGGAGGCTGGTAGGAACGTAGGAGGCGTTGCACAAGTACACCTCAACGACAGAGGTGTTTGTGGCAGTCCATGTGATCGGAATGTTGAGGGCTGAGACCCCGGCGTTTGTCGCCGTAAATACAGGGGCAGGACCTACTGGGATGGTGAGCGTGACCGATGCGCTGCCGACAATTCCTGAGGAAGATGTGGCAAATGCGGTGTACGTCTCAGTCACACCATAGCCCTGTACGATCCCTGCTTGGGATCCGCTCGCACCACCAGATGCGACAGTGGTACCGCTGGAGTTTTTCACTACAACAGAGGTAGCACGAACAGTGGACCAAGCTACAGTAGCCTGGTCCGCTGTGCTGTTGACTGCAGTAAGAGTGATGAACGAAGGCACGTTCACCGCAGGATGAATTCGGCCTACACCAAACACCTTACACTCCTTAGTAGTTGAATCCTACAGGGGCTCCTAGGTAAGTGGTTCCGCCGTCTTCTGTCATAAGAGAGTAAACGTCGATGGCTGTTGCACCTGCGGAGCCTGCAGGAGCCGCACCACTTGGCCACTTAACTGAGGCTGGCCATGTGATGGTTCTGCTGTTGGAGTTCTTGACGATGATAAGAGCTGAATACACTTCACCCACAGAGCCGCTGTTAACGATTGAAATCGTCACAGGGCCTGTAAGCGTAAGCACGAAAACGTTGGACGTAGAAAGGTCCAAAGAAATGGCACCAGTAGCTGGGTTGATCGTAGTCTTACCTTCTACGTACCCACCAATAATGGTGTTGGATAGAGGTCCAATTACTCGCCTACCCATTAGACCACTTCAAATCCTGAGGCGTGGATAGTGATGGAGGTACCAGCAGAGGCGCTGGCAGAGATGAAGTCTCCGGTCTGCAGCGCCTGCCCGAGGTCCACGATCTGCATCTGGTTGGGAGCGATAGTCACGGCAGGGACGATCACGTTGGCGCTGCCTGCAGAACCGCCTGACGGTACGAAGTACACGCTTGCTGTAGCCTGCGCTGCGCTCGTGTTCACGAGAACAATCTGCTTGACCATTGTCTTGGTGGAGGCGGGTACGGTGTAGTACGTAGTCGGTGATGTAGTCAAGGCAGCAGGGTTGAACAGCTTCTTAACTGAATAGGTTGTCATAGGTACCACTCTCCATCTGGCGTTTTTCCTTCGTACAGGTTGTACATTCTACGTGTGGGTTCGTACCCATGCTTTTCTCTAGCAGCGACTTTTTTCTCGTGGATCTTGGAGTTAGTCGCTTGGAACGACGGAAGGTTGTGAGGGTGAGCCACATATGCTTCAGTAAAGAGCCTTCCAGAAAGTACATCAGAAGTAACCCTATGGTTCCCGTCGATGATGTGGTACTGACTCTTAGAGTCCTTGAACATCCTAGGTAGCTCTCGTCTAAGACCCCTAGCACTTCTAGAGTCCGAAGTCCCCTCTCTATCGTTCATAAGTTGATGAACTCTGTCTAGAGAAACATCTTCTTGGTGAGAATAGACGGGCTGGGTAAGAGGGACGTACTCAGCAGTAGTGTGCTTCCTCCACGATGTGTGAGTGCTTTCGTGGTAGTCAACATGGGTAGGCGGTTCGTAGGGACGACTGCTCCCCCATCCTGTGAAAGGGATTCTCTCGTCCAGCCACGAATCGTCCCTATGTCTAACCCACGTCCCTGTTTCTGGAAGGGTCGATCTAGAGTTGATTTCCTCAGACGGAGGTGGGTACGTTGACCTTCCTCCCCTGGATCTCCAGGTGTCCCAGACCTTGTCCCTATTGACCTGTCTGGGAGACGGAGACCACTCACCTTCTGGGTTAGTTACTTTCATGGCCTTAGCAGCGGGCTTGGCGTCTTGTCCCCACAGGTTAAGCTGTGAGAACTGACCCATCATCCACCCCTAAGAGATGTGAGATGTGATGGCTCCCTGTCCATGTTAGCCTGATCACGCTCAAAGTTGACGTTGTCACGCATAGCACGAAGCTGGCCCTGAACGTTGATCTTGTCAACGTGCTGCTGGCCCTTGGCGATCCTCTCGCTAGAGTCAGTCTTCAGCTTCTCAACATTGAACTGCTGCTGACCCTGAATGTGGGCGAGGGATGTCTCGTGAGCAGCTCTCTGAGAGAAGGTCCCCTCAAGCTCGGCCCTAGAAGCTCCCTGCATCCTCCAGGCGTGCTCACGGTCCTCTCGGGCATCTGAGCTAGCAAGGGTGGCCATGGAGAAGCTGTGCGCCCTTCCAGCGCCCTCTCCTGCCAATCTCTCCTGCTGCATGACTCTCTCATGCTGGTGCTGCGAGTCCTGCAACCCCCTCTGAAGGGTATAGTTGTGCGTCGCAGTATCCCTCTGCAGTCTGTGCTCAGTCTCTGCGAGATGAATAGCCAGTCTTGTCTGGCGGGCGTTCGGACCACGACTGGCGTTCGCCATCTGGTGTGTCTTTGCATCTAGGAGTGCAAATGCACCAGCAGCCAGCATCGGAGACGCTGGCAGGGAATCGGATCCATTAAGAAAGGCCATGTGGTTGGGCATGAACCCATGGTTCCACATGACCTTCTATGTGTCTGTTCTTACTCAGAGCAATTTGGGTTGGTACAAACCAACCTATTGACCTTCACCTCAAGCGGTTCGAAACAGATGTCACAGATGAAGAAGTCCTCATCCAGTACATCATCGGGTTCACAACCCCAACGAACGTCACGCTCGCTTCTCTTTGAGTGGGTGTTGATCTTAGTCATTGCTGTTGGTTTTGTTCATAGCGTAGTCCCTGAGGGATTCGAACCCCCGACCTTCTCGGTGTAAACGAGACACTCTAGCCGCTGAGTTAAAGGACCAAGATGCTACAGATTACGCACTGTAGCACTGCGTCGCCAATCAACGATCTAGCGTGAACGACCACCACGATGGGTCCCTGAAGGGATCGTTGTAGCCATACGAATCAGACTGGCCAAGACCAATTCTGGTACAAGCACCAGCTTCAGTATACCTCTGGTGCATGTGGCCATGAATCCAGAACTCGGGCAGTGCGTTCTCATTTTCAAGTGTTTCCCACAGCTCTTGGAGGAACTGACGATGAACCTTTGCGTGCCAGATGGGAGACCCCGGAGTTGGTTCGAGGTCATTGTGGAGGACGGGGAACGAGGTAGGAGCGTCGTGAGTCACGATGATCTCTGGGCGCTCCTCAAGGAAGTTCTCAAAGGCCCTGTTCATCTGTCCGTACGTGATCCCCTCGGTGTCCCACCAGTCTACATCGACTTTCCTTCGGCTTTTGTCGATGGAGACTGCCCCACCAAGAGCACCGAGCTTGACGCCACCGAGGTTATGAACCGTACCACGGTTCATGTAGAACGTGGCGGGGTAGGTCTCCTCGTTGACTTCTTGCCAGATCCTACGGTGGTTGTCGTGGTTCCCGTCGATCCAGTACCACGGGACATCGTACTCCACAGCGTACTTGGAGACGTCAGCCAGGAAGGCGTCCTTCTCTCCAGAGTGGTAGAACCCGAACCCGAAGTCACCAACCTGAACGATGTAGTCGACGTCGTCCTGTGCGGCAAGTCTGGTGATCTCACCAGCGACAATGCTGTCAGCGTGGGTGTCTCCGATGAATCGAATTCTTGTCACTTGGTCAGCTTACCGATCTTTTCGAGGCTCTTCTTGTAGAAGGTGGTTGTGCGGTCACCAAGGTCAACTTCGACCCAGTCAGAGTCGTAAGAAGCGTGGTTGACTACCCCGATCCTGTCCGTGTACGTGGAGGGAGTGCTGAGGTTTGCCACCTTGACAACGTCTCCAACCTTGACTTCGTAGGGACGTTCAATCCCATACCAGTCCCTGAGGTAGTCACCAGTTATGGCAGCTGTACCACCTGGAAACTTGACGTTATGAGAGAAGAATCCGTCTCCCCAGGTTACTTCGATTTCGATGGTATGCTTCGACTTTTGGTTCATGGGAGAAAGTGTACTGCACAACCTCTGGAGAGTCAACTACTTTTTCAAGATCCCTTGGGCCATGAGTCTTCGCTCTACCTCCCGAGTCTTCTTCTTCAGGAGAGCCCTGTTATGCCTCACAGGCATGAACTCTTCCACAAGAAGGGTTCCCTTCTTACCATTGCACACATGACAAGCGAGCACGAGGTTGTCGGCACTGTTCGTGCCTCCTCGTGCTCTGGGAATGACGTGATCAATTGTGGGTTGGAGGTGAGGGTTTAACGACCACTCGGCTTGACAGTAGAAGCATCTGTCCTGGCTGAACAGTCTTCTGCGAGCGGCCTTCCACGTGTGACTTCTCACGGGACTGCCTTTCTATTTTGGAGTACTCCAGGAGGGATTCGAACCCCCAACATTCTGGGTCTAAGCCAGACGCCTCTGCCAATTGGACTACTGGAGCAAGTTACTACATGTTACAACAGCTGGTCTACTTCGATCTCTATAATCTCGTAGTAAGATCCACCACCAGGGGTTCGGTAGTAGATTCCCCCATACTTCGGGTTCCACTTGATTGGAAAAGCAGTCTGAGCCTTCTCAAGTGAGGAGAACACACCACAAAGGCTCTCGCCCTCGTAGTCAGCCTGGTAGATCAAAGCGGAAGCTTTAGGCAGCGGTGACGAGGCTGATCTGGACTTGGTGATCGGTTGACCAGCAGTCGACGACGCCGATCTGACCATCCACGCCATCACCAAGCAGCAGCACCTTCGTGCCGGGCTGCAGCTCGCCCTCTCGGTACGCGAACATCGGCACGCGAAAGGTCTGCGCATGACCTACCTGCATGTAGTCGACCTGAATCGTCGGCATAGCTGACCCCTTTCTGTGCTCGATCGCTGCTACCAAGGTTACATCCTCATTATCGGCGAGCGTACAGTTTCATAGAGTGCCTACGAAGGGAATCGAACCCCCCTCATACTTCGTTCGTAGCGAAGTGCCATCTTCCAGATGACTACGTAGGCATGAACTTGAACCCCTATCCCGGTTTTGGGAGCCTTATTTCGAGGTCCAAGTTTTGTGCCTCTTGTAGGACTCGAACCCACATGACGGAGTTAGAAGCTCCGAGCCTTATCCCTTAGGCGAAAGAGGCATGAAATCAGTATGGTATACTGAGTATATGAGATTAACACAACGAAAAGGCGATGTTGCTACTACACAGGCTGTAGCAACATTTACCAGACTGGGGTTTGATGTTTCACTTCCAGTGACTGAATCTGCAGCGTACGACCTTGTCGTCGATGATGCTAAGGGCCTTCATAGAGTGCAAGTGAAGTACTCTAAAGGCCCCAATGTAGGGCTAAGAAGAATTCACTCCAACTCTACCGGGTACGTGGTCAAGAAAACTTCTGAGAACGCTTACGATTGGCTCTATGTTATGAGGAGTAGTGGCGAGGAGTACCTACTAAAGGAGTGTTTGTCTGGTAGAAATGCGATTTCAGTCAACAAGATGACTAAAATTGCGGAAGGCACAGGATTCGAACCCACGGGCGATTAAACCCGGCACTCGCTTTCAAGGCGAGGTGATCTCCAAAGATCGCTACCTTCCAAAAAGGAGATTGGCTAACTTCCCATCTAAAGACAGGGCTTAGCAACCCCACCTGGGGCCATGCTTCCAAAGTGCCTCCTATCGGTCTCGAACCGATCTAACCCAAGGTAAGAGCTTGGTGCATCACCAACAATGCTTAAGAGGCGTAGTACCCCCCGTGGGGATCGAACCCACCTGGTCACGAATTAAAAGTTCGGTAGACAGCCACTATCTCAGAGGGGCAGGCATCTGGACTTTCGTAGGGGTTTTCGCTTCATGCAGACCATCCTATCATGGTCCTGTAGACCTTTGCAAGGGTTTCTTTGGCTTCTTGGCGGTTCATCGGTACGTAGAGACCTTCCACAGTGAACGGCTCTGGTGTCGCTGTGTAGGTGAAGCTCACCTTGGACAATTCTGGACCTTCAGACACGATCCAGGCACTCCCAGACTTACAGCTGACCGTGTGGATGTCCTCATGCTTCATGCGGAAAGAAAACCCTGGAGGGTAGTCCCAGCCTTCTACTACTGCTCCAACAGGAGCAAGGTACGTCAGTCCCTTCCCACCAAGAAGGGGAGAGTGGTACTCCCACTCATGCAGCTGCTCCAAAGCGTACTCACGTGACGGTCCACGGGAAACTCGAACATCGTAGTTCGTCACTTGACCTGTGAGAACAAAGAAGTCAGCAGGGAAGCGGTGAGAGTGGACGGCCACCTCACCATACTCTACGGGACCCGTTGCGACGAACATCCTGAGAAGCGTTCCATCGTGCCTCTGCTTCAAGACAATTGAGTCAATGTTGGGGTGGTGACACTTCTTCAAGCACATGTTCCAAACGGGAGGGTTCAGAAGACACGTGCTGTAGTACGCCTTGAGGTCATCGCTGAACATTCTGTGCTCCAAGTTAGTGGTTGAGTACCTAGCCAGAGAATCGAACTCTGCAATGCCTCCGTATCAGAGAGGTGTTCACCACCAGTGAACCTGCTAGGCATGGGAGCCCCCACCGAGATTCGAACTCGGCGTAACGTGAGTACCATTCACGAAAGTAACCCTAGTACCAGGGGCTGGGAGAGGCGCTGAAGTCAGAGAGTCTTCCTCGTTTAAGCTGGGGACACTCACGCCCCCAGCCCTTCCTATGTCAAGCGGAAGCGACAGGAATTGAACCTGCTAGGCTGTTACACCATGCTGATTTAGCAAATCAGTCCCCGAACCAAACGGGACCACTTCCCACATTCTAAGAGATATCTCTCAGATCTTAGGAGTTACGAGGTAGAGACCAGTGAACTCCACTACTTCCTTCTCAGCATACTCCGAAATGAGAGTGCAAACCTGGTGAGCGTCAGATGTCAGGAAGTCAAATTGAAGATCTTCTCTGAAATGTGAGAAGACTAGCTCTTCAGGGCGGATCTTGGACAGTACGTACGATTCCTTGGTCATGATCTTTCTGCAAACAACTGGTCTGGAGAGCCTGGGAGCAAACACCTTCCACGGGAGTCCTGCTCCGTAGAACTTGTACTCTACGTACTCCACTACCTCGGGAGCGATCCCTACCGGAGACATTGGGTCTTGACGGTAGTCATAGGTCCTGGGAGGAAGGCTGAGAGCCTTGAAGCTGCCTGAGTATTGGCGCTCGTCCAGGTCCCTCTCTTCACCGTTGAGAGGTCCCCCAAAGAATCGTACTAGCATTTGTGCTCCAATGTGAGAGTGGTACGGGAGGTGGGTACTGACCCCACTTACACAGGGTCAAAGCCTGTTGCCTTACCTTTAGGCTACACCCGCAGTACCGATCCAGGGACTCGAACCCCATCCTTTGGCTTCAGAGACCAAGGCACTTCCGTTATGCAAGATCGGCAAGGTGGGAAGACTCTCACTTCCCTTCCCAGATTTTGGTACCATTCGCTACTGTCTGGGTCAATAGTGGACCTACCCAGGGTCGAACTGGGACGAAGACTTTGCAAAAGTCTCATGCTGCCATTGACATCATAAGCCCAAGACTCTGATTGGCGTGCAACCAGAGTGGTATGGACACAATTATACCGTTTCCGGTAGATTTGTGTCAAGAGCATAGTGAGGGAATCGAACCCTTTGTGTACGGTTTTGCAGACCGTCCCGTGCCCAGCAAGGTTCACTATGCCTGGTCTTCTAAGTATAGACCTTAGAAGACGTCGCAGGAGTCCTCGAAGCACCCCGCTTCGAAGGCTTCGTCATCGTCCTCACGATTGTAGTACTCTTCGCACTCATGGCAGGAGCAGCTGGGATCGGGTTCCCAGTCATCCTCATCATCATCATCATCATCATCGAACTCGATGGGAGCCCACTCCTTCTCCATCGGGTTGTCGATGACACCTACCACCTCGTAGCGCCAGGTGCGACCCTTGGTGTTGGAATGATCTGCGGGGATGCTCACCACATCAGCAGGGTTGACCTTCACCACAACGGTGACTCCGTCGTAGAAGTGGAACTCTCTGAGGTAGTTCTTTGAGCAGAAGTGGAGACCAGTTGAGCAGAGATTTCGACGATCGGCGTCGACCTGCTCACGAGGCATCTGCACAACCTGTCCAACGGAGTTGTCGATGCTGTTCGAGTGCCAGTCCTTGAAATCAGGGCGGACGCTCTTGTAGGCCAGGAAGCAGCCATCCTCAGTCAGAGGGAGCTTTGCACCTTCCATGAAGAGGTACAGCTCCTCACGAGCTGCCAGATACGGATTGGCGTAGAGGTTCTGAACGAACTTCTTCCAGGGCTCCAGCGGCAGGTCGCAGTTGACGATGTCCAGAATGCGATCCACCAGGACGTCAGCGACAGGGGCTCCGTTGTAGAGCACCGAGCTGCTAGTGACCTCGACGTTGCCGAGGTTCTGTGCCTCAACAGCGGCAGCGATAGCTGTTGTAGGCTCAAGGATCTTTCGGAACTCTTCCACTGGATCCTCAGCGATGACCGCTGCTAGAACCTCATCGAAGCGTCCATGATCTCGGGGGGCGGTAAAGGTTTCGTTCCCAACGAACACCACCAAGGTGTCATCGGTCAGAACGTAGGGGTGCGGCATCTGCTACTCCTTGTTGTTGTCGATGGATTCAATGTACTGCATGTACGCTTCGCTGTCAAGAGGGAAGCACATCGGGTACTTGTCCCTAAGAGCGTCGACCTCTCCCTGCAGAGCGTCGAAGAAACGAGGACGTCCCAGGTGCTTCTCTGCGAACGAGACAGTAGCCCAGTCTCCGATCGGATCTGGCTTACCCTCACGAACCTTCTTCTGAAGGGCTTCCCTGGCGTGGTGGGAACAGGACTGGGCAATCAGAGAGTCAAGCTGGTTAGCCTTGATGGCCGGGATGTAGGTGTTCAGGTACTGGGAGATATCAAGTTCCTTATCAGGAGGCAGATACCCCTTACCTGCAGAGGGCGACCCAGAAGCTCCAGCTCGGGTCACCACAAGAACAGGGGCGTCAATACCATGGTCCTTCAGGATGGTAGTCAGGATATTTGCTTCCCAAATCTGTCCAAGGTTCTTGCCGTTCTTATCCAGGACGGTCTTGGTTTCTGTCTTGGTGACCCAGAAGAAATCCTTAGGGACCTCAGAGAGCTTGAGACGAACATCGTCCAAAGTGTAGAACTTGGAAAGAGGGTCCGTCTTGTCACGAGGACTTGAGTCAACCTTCTCACGCTTTGGAAGCTCTGGGAGATCGTGGATGGACTTGACCTGGTGCGGCTGGAGTCCGAGGACTCGAACTACACGACGCAGTTCTTGAGGAGTGTGGACCACGTTGATGGACTTGTAGTTCCACTGGCCCCTACCACCAAGGTAACGATCAAGGCGAGCCTTGAAGCCTCGGGGAACGGGGTTGGGGAGGACCCACACCTCGTAGCCGTTGACATTCCGCAGCTCAACTTGCTTAACTGGCTCTCGTGAGAACCCATACCTTGCAGTGTAGGAACGAAGGGGAGACTTCTTCCCCAGCTTGAGCGAAGTCCACTCTGGAACTTCATCGGGGATCAGGAAGGAGTTGAAAGCCCCCATGATCTTTTGAGCTTCCCGTGCTCGTTGAAGCTGGGGGAGGGTCCTGATCTTGTCAACCTCAGCCTGCACTCGTGCTCGCATGTCTTCGATGACACGGTCCACAGCCGCACGCATATTCGATACGGTCTCAGTGTCATAAGACAAGGACTCACGAGAAGGGGTGACACTGACCGAGCCGATAGGCATGATGAGCACCAGTCGATGGTTCGTCAGCCTACGAACGTCTGGGCTGATGTAGCTGGTGTTCACGGGGTAGCGAACGCACCCTTGCTGAACAAAAACGCCACTGTCATAGGCCCCAGTCCCAGAGGGCTTTCGAACGATCTTCCAGGTCTCCCCCTGATCAAGTACCTCCTCAGCAGGGGAGATGCGACCATCAACGGTAGGGCGCACTGCGAAGGCATCAAAGACCGTTGCAGCCTTCTGCTGGACCTCTGTGTAGTCGTCTTTCTTGACCGTAATGCTGACCTCGAAACCACGAGGTTCTGAGCAAGGGACGGTGGTCAGGAGCGAGATCTGGGGGACCAGCTCTGACGAAAGGAACAGAGCGTAGGTACGCTTGGTCTCGCCATCGTAGGCATGAACGCTGAAGGCGTCTGTGTATGCGAAGGGGCTCTTGCTGCCCAGTCCCAGGAACCCAACCTGTTCGTTGGTATCTTCCTTCGAGGAATCGAACAGCGTCGAGTACAGCCCCACGATCTGCTCGTGTGTCATACCAGTCCCAAAGTCACGGATACGAAGCACGGGGCTCAGTGTTCCGGGAAGGTGGACCTCGAAGGGAGTGTCCGGGATGCCAGCAGCAACATGGCTGTCGTAGGCGTTGGAGCCGATCTCCCGGAGGACAGCAGTGATCTTGTCCGAGTACAGGCTGGCCACAAGGGTCTGGAAAGCCTTACCAGTTGCCTTGATGCTGAACGAGTTGACCTCGTTCGGAAGGTGGGCAGTGACGTTTCGTTCGGGTGCGAAGGGCTTCATGGTGATCAGTCTACGGACTTACAGTTCGTTGTCAATGTGACGTCCGTCACATCCTGATACGTGACAACTATGGTTGCAACTTGACCGAGATCCTGACGTGAAGCCTTGATAATTGCCTTGTTCTTATCCTCGTACCAGAAGGCATTTCTCAATGAGGTTACGACAGCGTGTCGACCAACCCAACGCTTGCGGTCCCTATTGCAGACTGCATAGTAGGTCTCTGTCCTCACGCTGCAGAACCTCCGGGCTTTCCGTGGACAGGGTGGTTCCGCCAACGGAACTCAGACATCTTGATGACCTTGGCCTTCTTGATGATGTTGCAGGGGCCACTGTGTCCATACTTGAGGTCACACCTCGGGGCTTGGCAGAAGGATGGCTTACGCAACTCAGTCCACCGTTTCGTGTTCGATGACAGACTTCAGCGTTGCCCCACTCGGCAGAGCAAAGCTTGGAGGCCAAGGCATCTTGTATACAAACCCATTGTCTCGGAGAAACTCTTGCTTACGGACTTCAGCCTCATAAGCCACCACCTCCTTCTCGAAGAGTCGAGCTGCCATATCAACAGTCCACTCATTCTGGGCTTCTGCGTCCCTCTCAGCCTTCTCTTTGGAAAGGAAGAACTCTCCATCTCCCCTCCACTCCGGGTAGTCTGAGTAGAGGTCCCAGCTTGCAACTTCGTAGATCTTCATTGGGTTCGTGCCTCCTCAAGGATTAGTTCAACGGTCTTCTCAAAGAGGTAGACACAGGTCACCTCTCCTGCAGTGTTGACCATGAATGATGGATGGGTCAGGACGTGGGCTCGAACCCATTCGGCCCAGTCTTCTTGTTCTGTGAAGAGTCGTGTGAGCATGAGGCCACTGTACATACAAGCCACTGTGCTGTCAAGAAATTTCTTGACACCCCGTACAGAGTGCCGTACTCTTCTATCCATGCGAGACGAGATCGACGAACTAGTTGACGAAGCCCTCCTGCGTGGTCAGGGGTTCTCAGAGCCCCACTTCTTCCAGTGTGTAGATAACAGTGGTAGAGTGAGGTACTCATCTCAGACCTACGAAATGGAGGAAGTCATGGAGGCTTTTGAGGCTGCCTGTGCAGCACTGGCCGAAAGAACCGAGGGGGAAGACCTTCTGTGAAGATCACGGACCACTGGCTCATCTCCACTGACCGCTACAACTTCATCTTGGAGAGGCTCAGCCCTGTCAAGGACAGGAAAACGCAAGAAACCAAGATGGAATGGAAGGTCTGGGGCTATTACACCAGCGTTCCTGGCATGAAGGCAGCTATCGCCAGAGACGTCATGAAAGAAGCCATTGCCCTGTCCCCCACGTTGGAAGCGTTGGAGAAGAACTACAAGAAGGCAATTGATCGCATAAGCGTTCAAATGATCGACAAAACAGTTGAGGAGGCCAAGGCCGATGTTGCATGAACCCCATGATTGGGAAGACGACGATCTTCTTGAGGAGGTGCCTGGCGAGTACTACGAGATCACCATCCTCAAGTTCACTCCTGACGGAGAGGAGTCCGTAGATACGATCTTCTTCGACGACAAAGAGGACGACATTGGATACGAGTCTTCCTACGACATGGACAACGGCAGAGCACTTCGACTACGATTGGAAATCATTTGAACGAGATCGAGACATTCACAGGGCTCAAGGTCAACCCTTTCGAGCTGAAGCCCGAGGACATTGTCCTGAAGGACATCGCTGTTGCCTTGGGCCGAATCAACAGGTTCAACGGGCACACTCACTTCCCGTACACTGTGGCTGAGCACTCAGTCAACACTGCTGTTCGAGTGCGTGATATGTGCCTCGACAGAGGTCTTGACCCCGAGGATCCAACGAAGCTGGCTCTTCTCCACGATGCCTCTGAGTATCTGATCGGAGACATGCCGTATCCGATCAAGACCCATCCTCTCATGGAGGGTTACAGAATCGCTGAGGCCCACATCGAAAAGGTGGTCGCAGTCAGGTTCAACCTCTGTGAGGACTCCTGGACTCTGGTCAAGGAAGCGGACACCATCGAGAGGGACATCGACTGCTCCTACCGCAGGTACTATGGCCCATGGCTTGGGCCAGAAGCAGCCTCAGAACTTTGGTTCAACTCGGCCTTGCAATTGGGGCTCTCCTGATGTAAGGTGTACCCATGAAGAAAATCACCGACGAAGAGTTCTCAGAGCCTGGTGGCGGTTCACGCCGTCTCATGGACAAGTCTGCCTCTCCTAGCGGTGGTTTCTTCACCTCCTTCGCTGATGATAAGGGTGGGAATAGCACTGTTGTAAGTGGTGCTGACCTCCCCAAGCATATCGGAGAGCACTACGAGCAGTCGCAGAGCTTCTTCAATTCCCCCCAATTCGCATCTTCTGGGGCCTCAAAAGAGGCCATCTACCAGGGGAAATGGGTGGATGGTGGGACTGGTTACCTTGACATCTCAAGGCACTTCCCAGGGAACTCTACGTCTTCCAGGAAGTCCGCCCTCATGATGGGCATCAACCACGAGCAGATCGCTGTGTGGAATGCCAACAAGGACAAGGAAGAGCGTCTACGCTACCCCGATGGGAGCCCGACGCCACTGCGTAGAGGTCTCCGCAATATCAGCAGAAATTCTGCTTGACAGTCCCAAGCCTCTGGGTGTAAGCTGTCAAGCAACCTTCCAGGGTAGCTCATCCGTCACCTCGAAGCTCCTCATGAATTTCAGCGTGACAGTTTGAGCAGACGAGGTCACACTTATCAACTTCAGTCCTAAGACTCTCAAAGGACTTAGTAGACCCTCCAATTCGAATCTCTTTCTGCGCAGGATCACGGTGGTGAAATTGTAAGGCCGCTACGGACTTGTTGTAGCCACACCTCTCGCACGAACCACCTTTGTACTCCACCAGTTTGATCTTGGTTCGTTTCCTCCAAGAGGTGACTGATTTAGGGTTAGAGGTCCTCCTAGGGAGTTTCTTGGGGCGGCAGTTCTCACTACAATATGTCCATTTTGTGGAAAGAATAGAGCCACAAGTTTTACACTTCCCTTCGGGAAGCCGTTTCGGCTTCAACTTGTTGTTAAAGGACGCAGAGCAAGATCTTGAGCAAAAGTTTCTCTCCCCAACCTGACTTTGTGGCTTAGATACCGTAACATTGCAGTTATCACATTCAATAGTAACCATGTGGTTAATCATACCACCAGTGGTTCGATTCCGAGATAATGAAATGGCATCATTCCAGATTGTTACTCTGGCCTTGTAGGTTCGACCCCTACTCTCGGAGCGCAGTTACCTCAGGACGAGGTGTAATTGGTTGCATTCCTGTTTTGGATACAGGGGGTTTACTGGGTTCGAATCCCAGCGTCCTGACCATGGTGGATATAGCTCAATAGGCAGAGCGTCAGGTTGTGATCCTGAAGAGTGCGAGTTCGACCCTCGTTATTCACCCCATTTATTCGACTACAACATCGGAGCACAAGCATGACTAAGACACACGCAACTCTGATTCTCGATGCCTCTGGCTCGATGCAGCCTCAGCTCCAGGACACCCGTGGCTCGATCATCTCGTTCATTCGTGACCAGAAGTCAATCGTTGGTGATGAATGTACTCTGAGGGTCATTGCTTTCTCCAACAACTGGGTCGAGCTGTATAACGGCCCCGTGAACGAAGCTCACGAGTTGGCGATTGCCAATGCCTATCGTCCTTCTGGTGGAACTGCTCTACTCGATACCGTTGGCCAGGCGATTGATGACAACGGCAAGGACTTCAGAGACAACGGGACGTATGACAATGTGCTTTTGACCATCATCACCGATGGCCAGGAGAATGCCTCGAAGGAATACACGGCAGCACAGGTGAAGGAGAAGGTCCAGCACCAGACTGAGAAGTATGGTTGGGTCATCACCTACATCGGTGCAGAGCCTCAGGTGGCTCAGCTTCAGTACGGAATCGTCAAGGCAGTTCAGTACGTCAATGGTGCAATGAGTGTGAACACTGCGTCTCGCACTCTCCGTGGGATGAGGACAAGCCCCCAGCCCTGAGTTATCCGGTAGGTAGCACGACTCTTATCAAGTCACGGGTTCGGGGTTCGACTCCTCCTGGGGGTACTTGAAAGTTTTGCTTGACATCCTTTACTTGCCTCGTGTATAGTAAAGGTTATGGGAGAGATGGACTGTTGGTGGTCTAGGCTGGCTGTAAACCAGTTGCGTCTCAAGGCGTCGGGGGTTCGATTCCCTCCTCTCCCACGCAAAGGCTTGGTTGGCAACGTCCCTGCCTGAGGAGTAATTTACCTCGAATCACTAAAAACGTTGCTCATGGTTCTGTAGCTCAGTTGGTAGAGCAAGGGTCTGAAAAGCCCTGTGTCGTAGGTTCGATTCCTACCGGAACCACTCTCGATATAGCTCAATGGCAAGTCCAATACTGGAGGGGTAGCAGGTGGAACCTGCTGAGCCGCTCTTGAGGATAGAGCAGCCCCAGTTTGTGGGGTTGGTTCACGGTTCGATTCCGTGTATCGAGGCCATTGCGGGAACAAGCCCTGGTGGGCTAGACAGCCTCATAAGCTGTAGTATGGTCGAGTTCGATTCTCACTCCCGCAACCAAGTACACTAGTACCAAGACGAGACTCTGATCCCCAACCGGACCTCGCTTGGTGACAATTGCCCAAGATTTGTTGGAGGTTCGAGGGCCAATCTAGTGACTGCCTCAGTGACAGAGCTGAGCTGAGGCACCTGGCTTATTAGTGAAATGGGATCACACCTGTCTGTCGAACAGGTAGCGGGGGATCGAAACCCCCATAAGCTGGGTGTTGCCATGACCAAGAGCCAACAACTGGAAGATCAACTCCTAACAAGCACGGTGTCTACTGATGTTGCAAGTAATCGGAACACTAAATGATCTACCTCATATTGAGGGCAGGGAATACTACGTTGATGGAACACCTTGCACGTACCCCGCCTTCAAGCCCTTCTGGGAGCTTGTGAATGACCTTCACCCTGGAAGGGTTCTATCTACCTCGTACCACTGTGAACGAGGTATGGACAGGGAGCAGAGCTGGCATTGTGATGCTCCCTACCTGAAGTTCCCCATTGACATCTTCCTGATCGCCACAAAGATTGGGACAGAGTTCAAGACGGACTCAGGAGCGTATGTTGCTCCCGTTGACACGGTTCTGCAGTACACTGGCGAAGACGAACACCGATCCCCAAAACCTATTGAGGATCTCCGACTACTCATGCGAATCATCAAGCGAGGACTACCATGCCGTTGACCAATCCTGTTAAGGGAACCATCACCCCCATGTACCGACCGAAGGGCGAGCAGGTCTCAGAAGAGGAGTTTGACCGTATCGTCATGCAGCATTTCGCTGAGAACCCCACGGTTCAGAAGTTCGAGATCCTGGCGTACACCCCATACTTCAATGACGGAGAGCCGTGCATTTACCACGCTTGGTTGACAGACGAGCATTATGAGGATGACGACTACCCCGAGGAGGAAGCTCCAGTAGAGGTCTGGACCCTGTTCGATGGGGCTGTTGTTCGTGTTAGTGGGTATGATGACGACAACTACCCGTCGTGGGAGCAGAGGAGGAATGCCTCCAGGTCCTACGATCTCAGCGCAGCTACCTGGAGCTATGGTCCAGATTTCGGTGGCAAGGGCATCGAGGATGTGTGCGCCAAGAACTTCGGAGATCACGCACAGATCACCGTGTACCGAGACAGATACGTGGTTGACTACTACGAACACGAGTGATATGATCTAAGAGAAGAGCCGAAGACCTGCGGTTACCTTTGATAATGGACAACCCCGCTGGTCACAACTTGTTCTTCTCCCAATAGGGGTGTAGCATAATGGTAGTGCGACGGATTCCAAACCCGTAAGCGGAGGTTCGATTCCTCCTACCCCTGCCAAATAGCAGAGCCGAATGTGTAAGGTTATCGTCTGTCAAACGAGAGGTCGCTGGTTCGAATCCAGTCCGCCGCCCAGTTGGGTAGCGGTAGCTCAGTAGGAAGAGCGCTAAACACCTGACACAACCACTTGTTCTGCTACAATTGAATCACGAGCCGAATGTCATCGGTTATCACCCTACCAACAATCAGGGTAGTAGCTTAATGGTAAAGCGCCAGGGAACTGGAGATGTGGGTTCGACCCCTACTTACAAACGTCGGTGGCAACAACTTGTTCGTGATATACTTTGTAGTGCGTGAGCCGAATGTTCATCGGTTATCGTAAGTTCGACTCTTACCATCTCCGCCACTTGGGGATGCGCCCTTGGGGGCACCCGGAGACAACAACTTGCTCACGTAAACCTGCCGTATAAACATTGTGGTGATGTAACTGGCTTCCAACCAGTTTAGGGGAGTTCGATTCTCCCATGCGGCTCTCTAACAGAGGGGGACCGTCCTAGTGGGCTGTCCCCCTCGGTCTTACACGGAGAACAAATGAGAAGAACAGTAAGATTGCATGGTGGACCCTACGATGGGTGCCTGACCGAGGACTACTCTAACTTCAGTGAGATGAGACTCCCAGAGGTTAGGCTTCCTAAGTACGAGCTGGTCAGCGAGGCTCTTGCTCCTTTGGACGTAGATTTCGGGTACGAGTACTACGTGAAATGCCCGTGGAGCCCAACAGATTACGTCCACAGCTCTTACCAAAGGATTGCAAAGGATTTCCACCCCTACCTCCAGCATCGTGGTTCATTTGACATCCTCCTAGAGCGTGTGCTAAAGGAAATCACACATGAGTTTGAGTCTGTGACTCTGGCTCATATTGAAATCTTGGATAGCTTTGCGTATGATCCGACACTTAGATTCAACGCCTTTGCCAAGAAGAAGAAGGATTGGAAGAACTTCTTTCCTGAAGGTCACATCACAGAGGTAACGGAAAAGCTCTGGCCTCCAAAAAACGACTTACCGTTGAGTGCTGAGGGCATGACAGAGCTGATCCTGACACTTTGTGAGGCAAACCGCTTGACAGATGAGGACGAGATCGCTTAGAGTGTCCTCATGGAACTCAAGCAGACAGACAAATCGTGTGACGTGATCCTCAACGGGAAGAGCATCTTCGAGGGCACTGCTGACGACTGCTACGCCTGGATGCGTGAGAACAAGACTGGTGGCAGGGTTGTGGCGAAGCCACGGGTACCTTTCGACCCACCAACCCTCAAGGAGCTGCAGGAGTGGCTCGACGCTGGATTCTGGAAGCCCGACCTGAGTAAGGTGAAGCTGTGATTTACGTGACATCTGATCTCCACATCGGGCACGATCGGCCTTGGATTGTGCAGGACCGTGGCTTCACTTCGGTTGAGGACCACGATTCGTACATCAAGGCTCAGATCGCTGCTCTTGACGCCGAGAGGCTCATCGTTGTCGGTGACTTCTTCATGGGCCAGAACAAGAGCGAGAGGATGGCTGACTTCCTCAGCACTCTCCATTTCCCGGTGACTCTCGTCCTCGGGAACCACGATCCAAAGCCAGAGAAGTGCATAGGCTTTGACCAGGTCGTTTACAGCCTCGACATGGACGATTTCCACTTTGCCCACGCTCCTGCTGTCTTCACAGACAGGCATGACAGGGAGAAGTCAGGAGAGCTTGCCAAGTTCCAGGCCAAGGACACTGGTGTGACGATCATTCATGGACACACTCACAAGATTGAGGTCGTATCAAAAACCCCTAAGGGTACCCTTCAGATCCACGTTGGGTGGGACTTCTGGAGACGTCCAGTTACAATGCCTGAGATTGTTCAAGTGAGATACGTCTGTGAGTGACAAGAAGGCTGTCAAGAATGTACTCAAGAAGTACGGTTTCGAACGGACTCGCAGGGCGCAGCATGGGTACTTCTGGGAGAACCCAGAGGGTGCTCGTGTCCTGCTCTCTGCGAGCCCATCGGATACGTACGCATGTCGGCAACAGATTCGAGACATCGAGGACGCAGTTGCCGGAATAAATCGTGGACAACGACGGAGCGTCGTGTTACACTAACAACCACGGGGGTGCCCGGTTTCGACTGTGGGACCGAGGCGTGGCTCGCAAGCAGGGTGGATACAGACCCTAGATCCTTGTATCAAAAACAAACGCCGATGCAAACAACGCACTCGACAACACCGCAGACACCTCCAGCGACACCCTCTGGGCCGAGCTGGACAGCTACACCGCTGTTCTCGTCTGAGGTAGTAGGTTTGGACGCCTAGACCAAGATCCTGACCGAGGGGAAAGCCCTCTGACATTCTGAAAGAAGAAACTGCTTGACCTCCCCACAGGTAGTGGGTAAGCTTGCTACAAGGGTTACGTACAGAA